ATATTACCAGGTATAGTATCATCATCAAACATAGCTATATATTTATTGTTTGATAGCAAGGCACCGGCAAATCTACCATAAAATTTCCAATTATAATCATTTTTAATCACTCTATCGCAATCAAATTTTGAAAAATCAATATCTTTGTTGTCCTCATGATAATTTACCCATATCCAAATCTCATCTGGCTTAATAGTTTGGTTTTTTAGTGATCTTATTTGCTCTTCAAGATATTCTGGTCTTCTGTAACAATTTAAAATAGCAGTCACTGTTTCATTCTGTAGTAGATTGTAAAAAGTTTCGACAGCATTATCAACTTTTTTTCTTATTTCTTTTATTAGTTCAATTCCATTTTTAGAGAACCATGGTTCATATGAAGCTCCAATTAGTTTATTAACAGTCATAATATTGCATCCTAACATTTTTGCTTCAACGACAATACGAGATAATGTTTCCAAAACTTGAGGAATAAAAATAAATGTTTTATATTTTGATATTTCTTTAAGTAATTCTTTTTCTGGTAGTGGACCTATTAAATCATAATCCATGGCTTCTCTTTTGCAATAAGAAACAGCATTTTTGGTGCCTTTTATTCGGTTATTGGAGTTTATGATAAAATTATTTTTTGTTTTTTCAATATTTGATATTGTTTCTATAAAATTTAATTTGAATTGCTCTGTATTCTGCTCACTAAACTTGTTAAATTGTTTATTATACTTAGGTTTGTACATA